CAGCGTATTGGTAGCATACATATATTAGATCTGCTAACTCCTTTAAACACTGTGCTTGATGATTAGCTCCATGCATAAATAGGAAACCATCAGCTTCAAGGAACTCCTTAAACTCTTCGATGATTAAATCTTTTTGTTTAGTCCGCTGTGCCTTGGTTTTTGAATTCCCAACTTGATACGTCGAACGGAACTCTTTCGCTTGGTTCGTTAGGAAGGTCACGTGTTGGTCTGGTGTGATTGTTAGTGACATTTTCTAGTTCATTGGTGAGGTAGTGGATAGCTTTACTTAAATCCTCGATAGGATTCCCGTCAGGATTCCCGACAGTTTTTTTGTGACCAGCCCTGCAAATATACTTGATAGCATTTCCAAGGTGGTAGTTAAGTTCCTGGTCTCGGATAAAATCCCAGACCTCTATAGACCCACGGTTATAATACTGGGGTCCATAAAATTGGTTCTGAGCGGTCATAATCGTAGTCAGTGTGTTGTAAGATTTTAGCGAGACGTGCATTGAGTAAAGCGTCGTCGTCTGATAACCCTTTGTCTTTATAAGCATTACAAACAGCTTCCCATTTGTTTTCATGCTTATTGAGCAACTCGGTTGCACGTTTGACTCCTATCCCAGGGCAGCCAGGGTATCCATCTGTTGGATCTCCAGCTAACGATTGGATTAGATGCCATCTATCTCCATCTTCTTTTGTGATTGTCTCGACATCATCAGACATATTCCATAGAATACCTGGGATCTGTCGCATGTCTTTGTCTGGACTAACAATTATTGTTTCATCATCTGGATACTTGGTTGCGTCCATGCCTAGTGCATCGTCAGCTTCCAACCAGTCATGACAAACTGTTCTGTAATTCTTAACGCAATGGTTCACCAATCTTTTGTAACCCAGTGGCTTACGTCGATTTCGATGTCCCTTGTATCCGTCAAAAATTTCTTTTCTAAAATTCCGATGGCTTGAAAAGTACAAAATGAACTCATCTTCCATCAAAGCGGTCGTGATTTTTTTAAGCTCTCTCTCAAAGATTTTAAGTACTTGACTGAAATTAGATTGCGCTATAATAACGTCATTTCCAAAATCAATACCTTCCTCACATGCTTGAGCAGATTTGTAAGCTACAAAGTCAGTGTCAATTAATAGCATTAGTGTACCTCTGCCCAATTAGTACCGATGTTTGCATCAGCCTCAATAGGCAGTCGAAGTTTATAGTGTTCACCAGCTTCCAATGCGGACTGCTTGCATAGTATAGCCACCTCATTTGCTGATGATGGTGGCGCACCTATAACTTGCTCATCATGTACAAAAGCGTACCGTTGATGTTCAAATTTTAGTGCCTTTAACCATTCATCTGTTATCAGTAGCCACCGTTTCGCGATGACCGCTGCTGATCCTTGGAGTAAGAAGTTGAGGGACTTATGCCCTTTGTCAACATCGAGATAACGACCGTCGATGGCACGGATCTTACCAGTTTCAGATACTCTTTCGGTAGCGTCCAGAACAAGATCCTCAAGACCTGGAATGGCGTCCATATAAGCCTTTCTAATCTCAGCACCTTTCTTTTTGGCATTTGGTTTGGATAACAGTGGGTCATAACTCAGACCTATCTTGATATCTCCAGCTCCGTAAAGGAAGGCATATGTGACCGTCTTTACTAGCTTCCTAGAAATACCAATCTTGTCTGCATTTTCTTGGTGAATGTCGCCATTAAGTAATACTTTCGCATACCGCCCGCCGTCGTAACGTGCTAGGTAGTGTGCAAACATTCTCAACTCAATGCCTGCAAGGTCACTATCTACTAGTTTCCATCCAGGTTTTGTAATGAATAGCTCACGGCAATCAGCATCGGAACTAACCTGTGCCAGATTGGGGTGCGAGTGAGCCATACGGTGCGTTTGAGCACCGATAAAGCAGGAGTGGTGTAGCCTGCCATTCTTGACCAGCTTTAACCATGCATTAGTGCCTTGCGACAACATTCCGAGTTTCTTTTGGGTAACCAGAATCTCTAAAAATACTAATGCCTCTTTTGTACCTATTTCTTTTAAGACAGTTTCATCAATGACCGCCTTGCCTGTAGGTGTGAATTTATTTGGTTCCCATTTCTGGAAAGTCTTAAACCACCAGGCTATATGTTCTCGGCTACTAGGATTGAAGTCCTTAAGGCGCTGCATTTCACAGTCCTTATAGTAACCTTGGGTGCGATTGTCACGCTTAGGTATGAATAGGTTACCAGGCACAAAGCTGCAAAGCTTCTCAGTGGTCTCTCTAAGCTCCTGTAAGCGGTTCAAAAGGGTGTTCTCTAGTGTCTGTGCCTTTTGTACATCAAAGGGCCATCCTGTACGCTTCTGATCTTGCATCAGTTCAGCGATACGGTGCTCTAAGATGACGGGTTCAGGAATTTTCGGAAATGATTCCATAGTTTAACTAAAACAGCGACGTCTTGTTTGCAGTATTCCTGCATTTCTGGTGACCATTCAGCCCAATCAGTAGTCTTACCAAACTCACCCTTATAACATTTAAGTCTGTAACCATAAGCTTCAAGACTGTGTGATCCATATAAACGTGCAGGCATGTAAGCCCACTTCCGTTTGAGATCTATTTGCATAAGGTTGGGATGATAGAAACGACTGAGTATCAATGTGTCCCAGTGTTTAGCCATTAACTCTCGGAAAAAAGGGTAATGCTTCTGAGCTTGTGGTATATCATAAGCAATACCGTTATGAGAGATAATGTTATCTGCTGCCATAAGCATGTTAAGCCCGGTGCAGATGGAGTAGTTGGAACCCATAGGTGCATCTGATTTAATACAGAACTCACCTTTGGAATCCATATACTTTTCATCGTTGTACTCGTCAACATGACCTGTGTCTAAGTCTTGTGTGACAATACAATGAAGTCTTGTGGAAACTAGCCCGTTGGTTTCAATGTCAAAGGCTAGGTTGTACGGTTCTTTGGTGTCCATTGATAGGTTTTGTCTACAAATTTAGCCTTTTCTATAGCCTCCTTAGTAGGTGGGTTTGGTTTCTTTAGTTGTTGTTTGGAATTAAATTTGTACCAAGGGTGTTCATAGTGCTCGTAAATATCGAGACGTGTTCTTTCACTATGATGTACGACTTCATGTTTAGAAGTCACTGGATGCGTCAAATTCACGTTCTGTTGTACTCGTAGTTTCATTAAATGTACATGTAGTCAGGTCATAATTAAGATTACAAGCAACACCTAGTTCTCCCGCGTACCTGTTTTTAAGTACTCGGACAACAGTATCAGTCTTGCCTCTATCTGCCTGCTGGTTTCGTTCAAGCGCGATAATTCCATCCGACAACTGTCCAATACTGTGGCTACCTCTAAGTTGCCCAATATTGACCCTGGCACCCTCTTCGTGTGAGTGGTCGGTGTGTGTTCGTCTGACATGTGATACAAGAAATAGTGCAATGCCTGTACGTTCTACCAGGCTACGTAATTTTGTCATGGTCTGATCCAGCATACGACGTTCATCGCCTTCTAGTCCAGACATTAATATACTAATATGGTCTAAAAAGATGACTCTGACATCAAGTGCAGTAGCCAAGTATTCGAGTCTATTATAGATGATATCTGGATCAAAACTTCCAAACCCATCAAACATAAAAAGATTCCAATTGGCAATACTACGTTCATAGGCGGAGTTAAGTTCTTCTTTGTCATGTTCCCCAATATGATAAGCCTTTCCTAAAGCGCAGGACATTAAGCCTAGAGCTGTTCGTCTATTATTTGCTTCAAGTTCCACGACCCCAACCGATTCCCCACTTTGGAGGAGGTGAGTCGCAAGTTGACGGCAGAATGAGGTTTTTCCGCTACCAGTGCCTGCAGTAATACAGACAAGTTCGCCATACCTGATCCCGTGTAGTTTCTCATTAAGTCCTTTGAATGGGTAGTCATGTGCGCATGGTAATTCTGGAGTGGTGATTAAATCAAGAAGTTCTTTGGCTGCAACAATACCATCAGGACGGAACGTTTTTGCGTCCCAGATAGCTTTTCGTATTGCTTCCATGTCGCCTTGTTGAAGGGCATCGGAGGCATCTTTATACTTATCCATCCTGGCAATTTTTGCCTTGCCTGGTGGGAGTAGTGCTGCACATTCTTCAGCGGCTTGAATGCCTGCTGAATCATTGTCAAAGAAAAAAACAACTGTCTCATAACCTTGTGCTAAGTCGAGTACTTTTTGAAAGTCTTTCTTGGCCGCAGCAGCACCGTTAGGTACGGACATATGTGGCCAAGTGGGCATGGCTTGGTAGCCTGATGCCGCGTCTAATTCGCCTTCGTACAAGGTCAGTCTTGAACCTGTATCGGGGAATAAATGTTGTGCGAATAACTGGTGATCGGTATTCTTACCGTCCCAGTGGAATTTTTTGTCTTTGGATTTAACTTTAGCCGCTACTACTTGTCCACTCTTATTGAAGTAGTGGAAGCGTAGCACCTCGTTATCCTTATGGATACGAAGTTTACGGCATGTCTCTTCCGTTAGACCCCTGCCCTTTAATCGGACAGGAGTACCTTTCATCATAACTTTAGTAGCGGTGGTGCGAGATGATGGTGGTTCGGGTGCTCCCTCTCCATTTGTCCTAGTATTACAAGCGAAGCAATAGCTATGTCCGTCATCGTACAAGCTATTAGCGTCGGTCGAGCCACAATTAGGGCATGGATAGTGATATAGGAACTCAGATTCATTGGAGCCAGCTAATTGGGATTGCATAGTAGGCACACCAAGGGAAGCCGTGTTTATCGGCCCACTTGGCATAAGTGGTCTTCGATCTTTTTGAAATTTTATTATGAGGTGCTTGAAATACAAAGCGGATGTCTAGATCTGGATTGGCTTTCTTAACAGCAATCATCTTACGACGATCACTTGCTTTTAGCCAGCCCTTAGTTTCTAGGTAGACATCCCCAACCCTGAAGTCAGGGATGTACTTATGTTCTATGACATAAGGGAAGTAATCAGGTTCATACTCATACTTTACCTTTAACTCTTTCAATAGATCAGCCACCTGTCTTTCAAGGCCACTTCTCATAACATCTTTTCTAGTTTTTTAAACTTGTCTTCACAGTACTCGTAA